AGTGCCAACCTTGGCAGTCTCATTGGCTGCCTCTGTCAATCCCTCAATGGGGAGACTGTCTCCAAAAGTAGCATAAATGCCTTGGCAAATGGTTGTCCATTCTGCTAATGCTTGTTCTTCTGTTGTTAGTTGTGCCAAGTGTGCGGCGGCTTCTGTTGCCTGTCCGCTATCACCTAACACTCTATATAAATTGTTATATGTCTCTGTTGCTACTTCCGCACTACTTCCCGCCGCTTCAAACGCAGAGGTGAGTTTAGCTTGATTTTCTCTAAACTCCTGCGTTCCTGCGGTGACTGCGGTAAAAGCAACAGCCAAGCCTGCAAGTGCTTTTTTACCGATTTCAATACCTTTTTGTAAACCGTTCTTTATGCTGTCGCCCATAGCCTTAAAGTTATCACCGACATTTTTAGAAGCGTCTTTTACTTGATCTTTGAAACTCTTAACTTCACTCTTGGCTTTTTCTACATTTTGTTTAAGTTTATCAATTTGTGCCGAAATTATAATTTTTAACTCTTCATTCACTCTTCGCACCTCCTGTAAATCTCTGGTTAAAAGAGTTAGCAAATTGTTTAAACCTTATAACAGATAACTCGGCTTTCTTGTTTGCCTTTTGGGTTTTAACTTCTTCTTCATCAAACAAAGAAGAATATACAGTTTCTATTTCTGGCATAGTGTTAGCACTTGAATAAATGCGGCTTATACTCTTACCGATCAGTTCAGCTAAAATATAATCAAAGCTTGCTCTTTCCTGTGCTTCTATCCGTTTTACTCTTTTTTTGCTTTGTAGTGCTCTTTCTAACTCTGCTAATGTCATATTCCAGAAGTCAAACTCTGTAATTCCCATATCAAGGGCATTATCTAACCACTTATCAAATATCTCTGTAAATAGTCTTGGAGATTGGTTAGTCTCTCCATCTATTAGTTTTTTTCAATACTTTCCTTTTCAGTTTGAATTAAACCAGAGATTTTATAAACCTCTACAACAACAGAAAAAAAGTCTGTCATTGCGTGCCCATCGGCTAAATAATCATCAAAGATATTATAAGCATCATTCATACTAATACCGTGATTATACTGTTGAAGACTTGCCCATAATACTGCTACTAATTCAGTCACAGTAGGGAGTTTATCTCCATCACCGAAAATAGAAAGTGGATTACCATTTAACTGCTTTTCCAGAGAAACAATATTTCTTGTGGTTAGTCTTAATTTATAAACCTTGTTTCCTGCTTCTAATTCGTAAAACATCATTATAATTACCTCTCTTTTTTTATAAAGTTATAGGAGAGGGAAGAGAGTTAAAACCCTCTCCCACAACCCCCATTAATGGGTTTAAGCCCAGATCATCTCTGAATTAGGCTTAATAGATAAAGTGTAAGTAAGTGCGGCATTAACACCAACACCATCTAATTTAACTGAACCAGTGCCAGTAAAGGTACAACCCTCACCACTTGGGAGTTGTACTTTCCAGTGAACAACACCCTCTAAACCGTTTAAAGTGCGAAATTGTTCAGTTTCATAAAGGAACTTAAATGCTAAACTATCACCATAGTTAAGTAATCCATCTGTATAGGTATGTGCGGCATCGGCAAGAGTAGTGATTTCAATTGCTTCTTTTTCGCCGCCTAAATCGGGGATTTCCTGTAAGTTGGTAAGTTCGGTATAAGTTCCAGAAGTAGTGCCATAAGAAAGGGTGATACCCTTTGAAATTACTGCCATAATTAGTTCCTCCTAATTAATAAGTTTCAGAGGCTAATGCCTCATAAGTTAATATTTTTTGTATCATAGTAGATTGATTATCGTATAATTCACCGCTTGAAATTCTCACCCATCCAAGAGGGCGTAAAGCGTTATCAATCTCTCCTGCGTATTTCTGAATTAAAGCAATATCATTTGCCCACACTTTAATTTGATAGCTGATTTTGCTATATCCTAACTTATTGGCATAAGTGGATACATAATTATTAATCTCCATATAACTAATACAAGGAGTCTCTAATCCCCTGTGTAAAGTCATTTCGTAATGTGTAGGTAAGATATTATTGAGAGCTTTAACAATTTCAGTATGGTAATCTATCATTCTATTAAGCCCTCTTTCATTATTTCTATAATCTTTTCTCTATTCTCGTTAAGTGCGGGACGCATATAAGGCTGCGGGTGTTGTCCAGAGGTTGTATGCCATTCTCCCTTTTCATCTTGATAATGCCAAGGGACATCTTGCCTACCTCCACCCTCCGCAAATAAACCTGTGCCATATTCTACATAAGGGGCATACTCCAAAGGTGTATAAACTATGCCTTGTAGGTTTTCTACTTTGCTTGTAATTGATCGGCGTAAATCGCCTACACCTTTTGGTGCTTTCTTTTTCGCTTCTTTCTCAACTACCGCACAAGCAGTTTTTAAATTAGCTTCTATTCTTTCTGTATCACCAATGCTATCTAATAAATCAAGGATTTCTTCTAAACCCACAAATTCAATACTCATATGTTTTTCAAAAACACTTGCTTATATCTGCCTTTTGGCACGACATAAAGCACTTTTAATTTCTCTTCTCCATACTGGATAATATATGTATCATCCAAGAGAGAAAGAGTTAAACCAATATAAGAAGCATCCTTAAACCGTATATTATCGGTAATACTGGTAGAAATAGAGTTAATACACATTTTTACTTTTCCTTTTGGCTTGTCGCTCATTTGCGGCTGCCCATATGCGTTAGCCTCTCCAAGAGTGAAGTAATCATAAAATCGCATATCTGCGTTAATCATAATTACACCACCTTTATTTTTCTTTTGCGGTTAAGCAGTGCTTGTATATCTGCGGGATAACCGTCTATATAACTTTCACTAACACCACTGAATGATTGAGAGGCTAAACCCTCTGTTGCCATTCTGTTTAGCTTAATAACAGCAATACGCATTGCGGCTATCTCTAATGCGTAATCTAAATCACGCTTACAATATTCTTCAACTTCTGCGATTGCCATTTTAAGTGCTAAACCAATTTGTGCTTCTGTATAGTTAATTGCGGCATCCCCTAAAAGTAATTTAATTTCTTCTAACATCATCTTAATACCCTCCTATTAGAGTAAAGGGGAGTAAATTACACTCCCCTATTGGAAGATACCAAAATCAAGCCTTGGTGACTTTGCAAATCTTGGTTGCGTCTTCAAGAGCAACGATATAAGCAGTGCGGAGATAAACGCTATTGGTGCGGGTATCTGCGTCTCTATCCTGCTCAACTTCAACATCTTTCTTCATAAAGAGTTTGATAGCTTCTTTTGTCATAACATAAGCAGCATCAGTTAAAGCCTTGGTTGCGATAACAGGGATACCGCAAACAGTGCCAACTTGTCCGTTATAGACAACCTCACCCATACGGGCAGATTTATAATCTTCGTCTTTGCGGAGATCAGCTTTCCAAGTGTTAGGAATAACAACGAAAATCTGGCTCTCGTCTTCAAGATTTAACTTGCTGATAGCATCAACAATAGCTTCGTATCCAAAGCCACCTGCGGCACTCTGGGTAAGAGTAGCCTTGCCGCACTCACCGATAAAATCAGCAGTCATTTTATTAACCATAACTTGGTTAGCACCCTTGATCATATTATCAACAATGGTGTTATCTTTCATAAAGTCTTCATCTTGATAATCAAATGCCTGTTGAACCATCTTGACTTCGTAATCAGTGCCAGTGTAAGCAATAGAGCCACGGTTAGTATTGCCCTCACCAACACCAACTTCTTCTGCTTCGCCAGAGTAGGTATAGACATTGATAGTCTTAATCATTCCTGCTTCGTGGGCAAGAGAAGTATCAACACTCATTAAATTGCGGGTATTTACCGCAGTAGTAAGTAAATCCTTTGCTTTTGCTTCAATAACCTTGTTAGGATAAACAGTATTAGCCATAATATATGAACCTCCAATAATTAATTAAATAGTTTATTAAATAAGTCTGGATTAGTTTCTGCCAACTTATTTAACTCTGCCATACTCATTTTTCTGGCAGACTCTTTTGTAATTTCCGCAGGAGTACCGCCATTACCTTTGGGTGCGTTTCCTGCTAATCTCTTTTCAACTTCTGCTTTAACAGCAGCTTTAAACAGTTTATCTAATGTATCTATGTTTGCTTGTGAAGTCTCAATATCATCTGTGATAGAGATAATATCCGCAAATTCTGCGGATAATCCACGAGAAGAAAGAACACTCTTTAATTCGCTTCTGTTTCTTTCAATTTGAAATTGTGCTAACTGCTCTTCAAGTTCCGCTATTCGGTTATCTTTCTCTGCTTTCTCTCTTTCACTTCCATCAAGTTTAGATAGAGATAACTGTTTCTCATATTTCTTTTGTTGCTTTGCTAATGCTTGATTTACTCTCTTATCAGTTTCACTCTGTAAGAGGGCAAGCACTTCTTCCTGTGTATAGGTTTTAATCTCTTCTGCGGGTGTCTCTTCCGCACCAGTATTAACAGCACTGTTATTTAATTCATCCATTAAAATTTACCTCCATTGATTTTGTGCGCTTGGCACAACCCCAAAAATATTTGATTGTTTCTTTAAAGCCTAACCCCCAAAAAAAGGCATAAAAAATAGCACACCTCTCCAAAAGGAGTAAGTATGCTTAACCACTGATATAAGGCACAATACAACAACGGCAGCGTGGATGTGCGGGGACAGGCATTTTACCGCCTATTGGGAACCGTTTCCCCTCTAACTTCTCACAGATCGGACAAGTGCGTTCATCTACATCAACTAACACTTCTACCTCTGTAATGCCGTAATCTAAATATCGTTGTCTTGCGGCTTGTGTTTGTATATTAGCCATTTCAGTTCTGACTAAACTATCAGCCCTGTTATAACTAACATTAAATTGCTCTTGAAGTATCTTCTTCAAATCGCTTGCTTTCTTTCCTGTTAATACACAGTCTATTAGATTGTCATTTAGTGTCTGTTGGAGTTTATCAATGTTATCCCAAATTCTATTACTCCAACTCTTACCATCCGCACACCAGATTTGATTAACCATCTGTTTTGCGGTTTCATCACTAAACTGTGTAAAAAAACCCTCATCTGGTAAGGCTACCGCCTCATAAATAGCTTTGTATTGCTCTTCAAAACTATTACTTATATAAACACTCTGCTTGTCTCCAAGTCTCTGTAATTCCGTCTTTAAATACCCTTGGAGCTGCCAATACTTATCTAATTTATATAAGTCTGCGGGTGTGGGCTGCTTACCATCAATAACACTTGAAAGTAATTTATTATAAGTTATCTCAAATTGTCCTATGACTTTTTCCATTGAGTTTCTATAATAATTACCTAATTGTATTTCTACTTCTTTAATACTTTTATCGGTTATATTTTGTAATGCTACTGCTTGTCTTTCTAACCAGTAATCCATTAGGCTACTTCATCCTCTTCTTCATCACTTCCAGTAGGAGCAAAAGAATAAAGTGCCATATTTGCGGCTTTCTGCTCTTGGAGTGCTTCAATTTCAGCATTAACATCTGGAATGAAGTCTAATTGAGAGAGTAGTGTAGCATCACTGACAATACCTTTTAGTGAGTTAATCATATTGATCACAGAAGTAGTATCTTCTGGTATATTGCGTTTGAACTCAATTTGAATATCCCTAAACACATCTTCACCGATTTTTAGAGAGGCAATACCGCAGATTATTTCTACTCTGCGTTGAAGTGCTTTCTTCATAAGTGCTTCAATCTTTCCTGCTCTTGTTTCCATACCAGTAAGTCTATATTGGATTGCTATACCACTGGATACACCACCAATAAAACTTTCGCTTGAAAAGTCTGGACACTGTGCCACTCTGTAAATGCTTTCGTGTATGCGTTTGAGAATATTTTCAACTTGTGCGTCATTAGCATTTTTAGTAATCCATTGTGCGGCTGCTCCCTCTGGTAAGATAATCACTCTATTTTGCTTCATTGCGGCAATGTCTTCTGCGTCAGCATCAACACCGATCAGTGCTAAATAGGCATCACAGAACGCAGAGAAATCATCAATCTCCGCACTCAATAACTCATTAACACTATCTTGTAATGTCATAACGCAGTCAAAAATACTCTTCTCGTCTGGCATTACAAATATATTAGCAGGGCATTGGCTAAAATAATGTGGTTCATTCGCAATTAATTGTAAATATCCATTTTCACCATTCATTGTGTAATGTTTAATATCATAATCGCTATAAACATCTACAAAATAAATATCACTTTCATCCCATTCATTAGCCTTATACATTCTCACAAAATACATTAAATCCCCTGTTAAGGTATCATCATAGATACCAAAGCAGGAAGTTGGGTTGATCAGTCTAAATCGTGTCTGTCCTGCGTTATCTATATACATTAATTCCGCAGATACTCCATAGATTAAAGCATCTAAAAGTAAATCACTGTCTTCTGCTTGATAATCGTTATATCGTAAGATATTCATAATGTCTTCAATATCATCATCGCTTCTGTATGAAATATAGCCAGGAGTGGCAAGATATCCACAATAACTATCCACAATATTCTTACAATAGTTGATAACTGACTTATTACAAGGTTTAGAAGCATCCGCATAAGCCTTATTTAAGATTGCGTGAATACCATCATAGTATTTCTTGTATTTCGCTAATTTAGGCTCTACATCTACTCTAAATCTGTTGATCATCTTTTGGAGAAGTAAAGTGTTTAATTCTGTGTCTCTATTTAAGTAAAACACTCAAACCCCTCCTTAATACTCTACGCCATATCTATCAAATAATTTAACAATGGCTTCTTCTTTAAGGAGTTTGTTTTGCTGTCCTTGGTTAAGGCTGTCATAGACTAATTGTAAAGCCTCTTTTGTTTCTGTCTTGACTGCGGCGACTTTATCAAATAACTCTGTCTTAATCATCACTCTACCCCCAACTCTGCTAACGCATCTTCATAATCATATTGAGTAGCAAATTCAACATCTTCTAATTCTGTAATATTTCCATCGGTATCCACTTCAACATAATTAGTAATACTCTCTCCATTACCGATATAAAGCGTTTTAGCCTTTAAATATACTCTCACTTGATTACCGTTTTCATCGGTATCAAATCTTGGCTCTTTCCATTCTATATATTTTCCCTCATCCGCATCATAACGGATTAATTGGGCGTTTGATACTTTCATTTAACTACCTCCTTAACTTAATGCTACATTCCAGCCCTTACCAGAAGCAATCATAATTTCACTGTCTGTTAATGTGTTAATTGCTCCACCATCTGTATTTTTTCCTGCGTTCCCATAAAATTTAATAGTATTAGATTTACCCGCATTGACATTAACTTGATTAGTAGTATTAGGAAGACTTCTAATAGTCTCCAAGGCACTGGTTTTATTATATCTGCTATAATAACTATTTATTGTGAACCAATCAGGATCATTTTTTAATGCTTGATAATCTTCGTCATCTTGAACAAATTTATCTATTGTAATACCAGAATGATAACCGTTATTTATGATATTATCTTCTGTATAACTCCATCCAACATTTTTGGTTAAGTCTAATATTTGATTACTCCAAGGTGCTACTATTGAAGTTCCATCTTCATTTTTTTCAAAGGTAAATCGTTTTAATCTACCACAATATACTAACATATTATTAAATAAACTATATGTGTCACTCGTACCACCATCATAAGTTTTGCTCGTAATTACTGGTAAATTAACTACTTCATCTAATGAATAGCAATTTTGAAAACAGTATCTATAAAATACATATGAATAAGTAGCATTTGTATTCTTTAATTCTTGTAATAATTCATTAGGGTATTCCCTTAAAGAAAAACAATTTGCGAATATGCTTGTTGTGGTAGCATAACCATAACTTTGAAGTCTGCTAAAATTCCAATTATTAAAAACACTATATGGAATTACTCTTAAACTACGACAATAATTAAATAAACTTCCTATATCACTTGGATAGAAATTATTCATTTTAGGTACTTCTTTTAGACTTAAAGCATTAGAAAAAAGATTATTACAAGATTTATAATTAGTAGTGTCACCATTTAATTCAAATGGGATAGTATCATTTTTATAATTACTAAACATATAAGCTATATTGCCTAAATTGTCTGTGCTAATAGTATCACCAAATAATTCAATATATTTACTTGCCATCGCACCAGAACAGGCATAACTACAATCACCAGTTAAAACAATAGGCTCAACTTCTCCACCACCACCAGAAGAAGCAACATCAACAACAATATCAACATTTCTATCACAATACTTTCCAGAAGTAGCAAGAGTGGTAGTTCCATTTTCAGTAATGTTAATAGATAAATTACTCATTAGACTACCTCCCCATTATAAACAGGCAGTGCGGCGATCACCGCATTTACCATTTCTTCTTTATCTGCGGCAGTATAATAATCCGTTCCTTTAACTGGTGTATATCCATCTTCACCTTTAACCCCTTGGATACCTTGCTCACCCTTTAAGTTAGCAGAAGAAGTGCCAGAAGCAGAAGTAATTGTAAGAGTTGTACCACTCCAACTATGAGTACAAGATACACCATCTTTACCATTTATGGCTTCTGGAATATCAACAGCATCTACCGCACTTTTAATGGCTGCGTCTGTCTCACTCTTGGTGTAATAATCGGTTAAATCTAAATCTTCTGTTGGAATATCAATATCTTTAACAGCATCCTCAATGGCTTTATCGGTTTCTGCCTTTGTATAACGGTTGCCAAGTGCTTCACCTATATTATTAAATGCTTCATCAAGATCAGTTTCTAATGTGCTTACTTCTGTTGCTAATTCTCCAACAGCTACATTGATTTCATTATTAACTTCATCTTTTACATAATAATCATTAATATTAAAATCCTCTGGAAACTCCAATCCACGAATAGCTTCACCGATTGCGGCGGCATCTGCGGCATAGCCTTTTTTGGTTAAGGTATCATCAATCGCAATAGTGCGTTTGTTAATTAACTCAATCATTTAATACCCTCCATCATCTAAAATAGATAGGCTCTTTATCGCATAACATTTCGCCATTGTAGGTGATACAATAAAAATGCCTACCCTTTAAGTCTTTTGTGACTTCGGCAGGAATAACGAATAACCATAAATCCTCTATAAACTCTCCCGCAATGGTTATCATTTCATCCCCTATATGTAGTCTTAAACTACATCCTTTTGTTATAATTTCAAAGTTTTCATCCTTAATTGATGCTACTATTTCGGCATCAGTGCCAGAAGTAGCAAGGATAGAATTAAGTAAGTATTCAACCATTTAAAAACCTCCTTACAAACTTAAAACAGATTTACTAACAGTTTTTAATTTAGTATTGGTATAAATATCACTATAAGCATATCTACAAGCGTCTATTGCGTGGCTCCATTCGTGGGTGGTGTCTTCTGTCCATTCGCCCGTTTGCTTGCTCTTGATATATGAGAAGTTTTCAAGTTCGGTTATAAAGTTTTGGCATTTCGTATGAACTATTATCAAGTGATCTTGAAGAAACATAATTCCTGCCTTAACACTGTCTTTGCCCTTGGCACAGGCAACAGCATTAATGCCCTCTGTCTTGAAGTATTGGATACTGCGAGGTTCGGCGGCATCCACAAATATTTTTGTCTTTGTTAAGTTCATATCCTTAATGGCGGCTGCTATCTCACTCAACTGGCAGCCACTCTTATAAAACTCATTAAACACATAAATAATTTTGTTTTCCCGATCATAGAGAGTATCTATTACTGCGGTTTTATCTATCCATCCTAAATCACATCCTGCCCTGTGCTCTAATCCAGAAGCAGCCAATTCAAGAGGGTTAAAATCACCTTTACGCCAATTTTGGATAACTAATCCCTCTGCATCTACTCCCCACTCACCATCACAGAAGACTCTGGCTTTTGCGGGATTGCGGGTATAAAGCTCTTCTAACTCTGCTATATACTCCGCATTAAGGAATGGGTTATCTCTAAATGTGCTATGCGTAAATATAAAGCTTGTGGGCGGTGTCTTCTCACAGAACTCATATAACCAATGGTTTTTACTAATAGGGTTAAAAGCCATATAAATCTGTTGATTGGGAGTGCTACCACGCA